ATAAAGCTGGTGTAAATCCAGTGATTACACAGTCTGGTCAAGGTACGCTTCTTTTTGGTGATAAGACACTGCTTGCTAAACCAAGCGCATTTGACCGTATCAACGTTCGTCGTCTCTTTATCGTGCTTGAGAAAGCGATTGCGACTGCCGCTAAGTATTCTCTCTTCGAGTTCAACGATGAGTTTACACGGGCACAGTTCCGCAATCTAGTTGAGCCATTCCTTCGTGACGTACAGGGTCGTCGTGGTATCTTTGACTTCAGTGTTGTTTGTGATACAACAAACAATACAAGCGGAGTTATTGATCGCAACGAGTTTGTCGGTGACATTTATGTTAAGCCTGCTAGATCAATCAACTTCATTCAGTTGAACTTCGTAGCTGTTAGAACTGGCGTAGAGTTTGAAGAAATCGTAGGTAAGTTCTAATAAAAACGATAAATAGTATTAAACAAAGGAGTTAATATAAATGGCTTTCAACATTCAAGAGATTAGAAGCCAATTAGTGCTAGGGGGAGCGAGAGCATCGCTCTTCCAAGTACAAATTGCTAACCCAGCAAACGGTGCAGGCGACATTAAAGTCCCATTCATGGTCAAAGCAGCACAGATACCAGCATCTACAACAGGTGTGATTGAAGTGCCATATTTTGGTCGCAAGATTAAAGTTGCTGGTGACAGAACATTCGCTGAATGGACAGTCACTATCATCAACGATGAAGACTTTCTCATTCGTAACGCAATGGAACAGTGGTCAAACTCAATCAACTCTCACGCTGGTAACATTCGTGAGTTTGGTTCTGCTTCACCTCTACTATATAAGTCTAATGCTCAGATTACGCAGTTCTCAAAGACTGGTGTTCCTATTCGTGAGTATACTTTTAATGGTATGTTTCCAACTGAAGTTTCTGCTATTGAAATGGCTTGGGAAACAACTGATGCGATTGAAGAATTTACAGTTACTTTCCAATACGACTTCTGGGAAGTCTCTGGTGGCGTAACAGGCAACTCAACCGCCTAATATAAATAGATTCATATGGGGGCTGGTATATCCAGTCCCCTCCAATCTATAGAGGTATAATATCAGTATGGCAAGAAATCTATTCGGCTTTGAAATTAAGAGAAAAAAAGAAAATGCAGAAAGCATTGAATCATTCGCTCCTCCGATGGATGACGACGGCGCTACAGTTGTAACTGCTGGTGGTGCATATGGCACATATGTCGATCTAGAAGGTTCTGCAAAGAATGAAGCAGAGCTTGTCACAAAATATCGCAATATGGTACAACAGCCCGAAGTTCAAAGAGCAGTTGAAGATATTGTAAATGAAGCAGTTGTGGTAACTGATGATAAAAAGGTCGTTGAGTGTGTCACTGACGACTTAGAACAACCTGATACAATTAAAAAAAGAATTCGTGAAGAGTTTGACGAAGTTATTCGCTTGTTAGATTTTTCCAATATCGGTTATGATGTTTTTCAGAAGTGGTATGTTGATGGTAGACTTTACTATCACGCAATCATCGATGACACAAACGTCCGTGAGGGTATCAAAGAACTTCGTTTCATTGACCCAAGAAAGATTCGTAAGATAAAAGAAGTTGAACAGAAGCGTGAAGGTGAAATTTCACTTCAAAAAGTAAAGAATGAATATTACGTTTACAATGAAAAGGGATTCAACACTGCAAGTGCTGCTTCGGTAGGCTCTGCTGGTGGAATGGATGGTACAAAAGGTATCAAGATTGCAATAGACTCGATTGTTCATACAACGTCTGGTATTCTAAACGAAAATAATTCTCTCGTTCTTTCTCATCTACATAAGGCAATCAAGCCTATGAATCAGTTGAGAATGCTTGAAGATGCTGCTGTTATCTATCGTATCTCTCGTGCGCCAGAGCGTCGTATCTTCTATATTGATGTTGGTAACTTGCCTAAGATGAAGGCAGAGCAATATCTAAGAGACATGATGGCAAAGCACAAGAACAGGCTTGTTTATGATGCATCTACCGGTGAAGTTCGTGACGACCGTAAGTTTATGACAATGCTAGAAGACTTCTGGCTTCCAAGAAGAGAAGGTGGTAGAGGTACAGAAATCACAACTCTTCCAGGTGGTCAAAATCTTGGTGAGATGGATGATATTTTATATTTTCAAAAGAAGGTATATCAATCGCTTAATGTTCCCATTTCAAGACTCGATACAGAAAATGGCTTCTCTCTCGGCAGAGCTTCTGAAATTACAAGAGATGAAGTTAAATTTTCTAAGTTTATTAATCGTCTTCGTAATCGCTTCTCTATGCTATTCAACAAGGTTCTTGAAAAGCAGTTGATTCTAAAGGGTGTGATTGCACCAGAAGATTGGGCTGATATCAAAGCAGGCCTTCGCTATGACTTTATGCATGATAACCACTTTGAAGAATTAAAGCAGGCTGAAGTTCTACAAAATAGACTACAAATTGTTGCTGAGATTGACGAATACACAGGCAAGTATTATTCTGAAAAGTGGGTTCGCATGAACGTTCTTCAACAGTCAGAAGATGAAATGAAAGAAATTGATGAACAGATTAAAGAAGAGGGTGAAGAAAACGGTGATGACTTTGAGGATGAAATGGATGACAATGAAGCGGATGAACAAGAACCTGAACAATCTTAATGATTATAAATATATGGAGTTAATATGATGGCAGAACATAGCGTAGTAGATTTATTGAAACATGCACATGAAAACGAACCAAATGATTTTAAAGACGCTTTTCAAAGCGTGATGCAAGACAAACTTGGTGCTGCAATTGATGCTAGAAGAGAAGTTATCGCACAGCAGATGATGAATGGTGCCGAAGAGGAAGACTTGGATTTAGATGTTGACCTCGACGATGAGCCAGAAATTGATAGCGCAGAAGAATAGAAAACATATTATAAGGAAACCACAAATGCTATCCTTTAAAGATTTAGAAGAAGTGCTACAGCCAAAAGCTGCTGGCGAGAAACGGTTTAAGGACAAACACGTTGTTGACACCATCGATTATCCACTAAACGATGCCGAAATCAATAAGGGTACAAAGAAGTCTCCTGCAAAGAAGAAGCGTATTGCTGATAGTGAAGAAGGTAAAGACGCTGCTGTTTATGAAGAAAATATTACTAAGTGTAAGTGTGAAACCTGTGGATGTGAAGTTTGTGAATGCAAAATGAATGAAGAAAACGAGAAAATGACTCCTGCTCAAGAGAAGAAGCGGGAAGAAATCGTTATGGCTATGAAGAAGGACAAAGAGAAGCTACAATCTCGCTATGGCGAAAGCTGGAAGGCTGTAATGTATGCTACTGCTACAAAGCAAGCGATGAGTGAATCCGTTGACCTTGATGAAGCCCTACCTCCACATCTTGCCAAGTATATTGGAAAAGATGGAGATTTTACACCAGAAGTGAAGAAGCGGTTAGGCAAAGATTTTATGAAGAGAATGCAAGTTCCTTCTAAAAAGAAGTCTAACGCTAAAGATGTTACACCAAAGGGCTATGGTCCAAACGAAGAACTAGATGAAAGCGCAGCAGGTATTGCTCAACTCAAAAAAGCATATGAGCCAATGCGTGGTAAGAAAATCAGTTTAGATAACGCTAAGAAGCTATCTGCTATTATGGATAAGTTTGCTGACGATAAAGCAATGCTTATGAAGTTAGTTAAAGCAGACATTCCTTTCGTAACTCAAAGCGCAGTTACAAAACTTATTACGAAGCACAATATGAAGGGTGCTGAGATTAATAAGATGAGGAAGGAAGGACTTGATGAAAAAGCTCCTAAAATGAAAACGACTGATATAATGCGTGATAGAGGCAAGAAAGCTGGTCCGCAAACATATCAAGTTGATATTGATGGCAGTAGAGCAACAGTAACCGCTGCTAGTGAAAAAATGGCAATTCAAAAAGCTATGACTAAACTAAAAATCAACAAGAAGATTAAACCTCTTCCCAAAGCTACAGTAAAGGTTATGGAAGAAGTTGGCCTTGATGAAGCAAATCCGGCAAAAATGTCTGATGATGTACTTAAAAGTAAATTATCACAGATGGAAAAGTCGCTAAAAACCCGTGGAGATAGTCCTGCCATACAATTTGAGATTAAACGTCTTAAAAAAGAAATGAAGAAAAGAGGCATTCAAGAAGAAGTTGAACTTGATGAAGCGTTCAAGATTAATGCTACCAATCAAAAACTTAATGATGGCAGTATGGTAAAAATCTCAAAGGATGATGCTTCTGCTCTGAACGGTCTATACAATTCGCTGAACCCAGCAAATGCAAAGACAATGAGTAAAAAAATGATGCAAGATAAAAAATCATATGGTGAAATCCTTGCATTCGCCAAGCAAGCAATGTAAGGGAGAGAGCAATGGCAGCAATCAAAATTGTAGCAAACACAGTAGCAGTAACAACTGCTCATGCTCAAATTACTGATAGTAGAATTCAAAGAATTTACAATAGTAACACAACCGATGTTGCGAATGTAGAGTTTGGTGCAAACAGCACTGCGGTCACTAAGATGATTACTGTTGGTCCAGGTGCTACTGTTATGGTAGATGTTGGCGCACTCAGAGATGGTGATGATGGCGACCAAGAAATACACATCAGTCTAAACGCAGCCTGTAACCATGTTTACAGAACACCAGTTTCAAACGGTTAGGACAAGGCAATGAAATTAATTTGCGAAGTAAACGATGATGTTAAATACATCACAGAAGCTGATGAAGATGGTAAGCCTAAAAACTACTTCATTGAAGGCGTTTTTATGCAAGGCGACCTCAAGAATCGCAATGGGCGTGTCTATCCTTCTGAAGTTATTGCGAAAGAAGTGAAGAGATATAATAAAGAATTCGTAGAGAAGAATAGAGCTTTTGGTGAACTCGGACACCCTGATGGACCAACCATCAACCTCGAACGAGTATCACATATGATTACTGACTTGCGTCAAGAGGGTTCAAACTTTGTGGGTAAAGCAAAGATTATGGACACTCCAATGGGTAAGGTAGTAAAAAATCTTATGGATGAAGGTGCTACACTTGGAGTATCGTCTCGTGGTATGGGATCAATTAAGCCAACCAAACAGGGTATTATGGAAGTACAAGGTGATTTCATGCTTGCTACTGCCGGTGATATTGTTGCTGACCCATCTGCACCTGATGCTTTTGTAAAAGGCATTATGGAAGGGTCGGAATGGTTTTATGATATTGCCTCCGGCAACTGGATGCAAGAAGAAGCAGTTGAACAGATTGTAGAAGAGATTAAAAAACTCTCTCCTCGTAAACTAGAAGAACAAAAGTTCAATTTATTCGCTAAATTCTTAAATAATATATCAAAATAAAATTTTTTATAAATAAAGTAAATAACTAATAAACTCGAAGGAGACAACATATGTCAGATCAAGAACTTGATCAGCTAGACGAGTTCAAGGCAGATGGTGACGATTCCGAAGTAATGGAACCAACACCAGCAAATGCTAAGAAGCGTAAGGCTGACAAAACAACTGCGAAGGAAGCCGCTGATGCGGTAGACGAAAGCGAAACAAAAGTTACTAAAGAACCCACAAGAAAGGCTGATAAGTCTATGGGCGAAGCAGTAGACGAAATCTTCGAGGGTGAAGAACTTTCTGAAGAGTTCAAAGAAAGAGCATCTGTTCTATTTGAAGCGGTTGTTCTAGAGAAAGTTAATGTCGAAGTCGCTCGTTTGGAAGAAGAGTTCTCTTCTAAATTGGACGAACAGGCTGAACTAGCAACAGAAGACCTCACTAAGAAGGTTGACGCATATTTAGATTACGTTGCAGAACAGTGGATGGAAGAAAACAAACTAGCAGTCGAAAGCGGCATTCGCTCCGATATTGCTGAGTCCTTCATCTCTGGTCTCAAAGAACTTTTCTCAGAGCATCGTATTGATGTACCTGATGAAGAAGTCGATCTGGTCGCTGAAATGGCAGAGAAGATCGAAGAGCTTGAAAAGAGCCTCAACGAACAAATCGATACTAATATCGAGGTTTCCAAAGAGCTTGATGAAGCTAAGAAGTCAGACGTATTTGATATCCTTTCCGAAGGTCTCGCAGATACACAGGCTGAAAAGCTACGTTCACTCACAGAAGGTCTAGAATATGTAGACCTCGATGATTACAGCCGTAAAGTTGAAATCATCAAAGAAAACTATTTCGGCAAATCAGCAATTGTTGAAGAGACAGACGAATTAGACCCAGTAAATGAGGAATCAGATACAAAGTATGTTGATCCTCAGATGGCGCTATACGCTCAATCTATCAGCAAGACTTTCAGAAATATTAAATAATATAAATAAGTACATCAAATATTCTTAGTTAAGGAGAATCTTCAAAAATGTTAAACGAAGAACTAAACACCAAGTGGCAGCCAATTCTGGAGCATCCAGACTTGGAGGGAATTAACGATTCACATAAGAGAGCAGTAACCGCTATTGTTCTAGAAAACACAGAAAAGGCTCTGAGAGAAGGTAGTGCTTGGTCAACCAACACACTACTTAACGAAACACCAGCGAACAACATTGGTGACGGCGCAACTAACGTTGACACTTATGATCCCGTTCTTATCTCTCTCGTTCGGCGCTCCATGCCAAACTTGATGGCTTATGATATCTGCGGCGTTCAGCCAATGACTGGTCCTTCTGGTCTCATCTTCGCTATGAAGGCTCGTTTCGCTAACACAACTAACCTTCTTGACACAACGCAAGAAGCGCTGTTCAACGAAGCTGATACCGACTTCTCTGGTACAGGTACACACGCTAATGCTCTCGGTGCTACATCCGAAACAACGGGTACTGGTGTAACCACAGCTAACATGGAAGCCAACACTGCTTACGAAGAAATGGGTTTCACAATCGATAAGGTCACTGTTACGGCCAAGTCTCGTGCGCTCAAAGCAGAGTATACCACTGAACTGGCACAAGACCTGAAGGCTATCCACGGTCTTGACGCTGAGACAGAGCTTGCTAACATTCTTTCGGCTGAAATCCTTTCGGAAATCAACCGTGAAGTTATTCGTACAATCTTCCACACAGCTAAAGCTGGCGCACAGAGCGACACAGCATCTGCTGGTACTTTTGATCTTGACGTTGACTCTAACGGTCGTTGGAGCGTAGAGAAGTTCAAGGGTCTCATGTTCCAGATTGAGCGTGAAGCTAATGAGATTGCCAAGCAGACCCGTCGTGGTAAGGGCAATGTCCTAATCTGTTCTTCTGATGTTGCTTCTGCTCTTCAGATGGCAGGCGTTCTAGATTACGCTCCTGCTCTTGCTAACAGGCTAAACGTTGACGACACAGGCAACACATTTGCTGGTGTTATGAACGGCCGCATGAAGGTCTATATTGACCCATATGCAGGCGCTAACTACATGATCGTCGGCTACAAGGGTTCTAGCGCATTCGATGCTGGTATCTTCTATTGCCCATACGTTCCACTACAGATGGTTCGTGCCGTTGGTGAAGATAGCTTCCAACCCAAGATTGGCTTCAAGACCCGTTACGGTATGGTTGCCAACCCATTTGCTACTTCAAATGGTACTGGTGCTATTGACAACACAAGCCCTGCTTCTGGTGATCAAAACACCTACTATCGCAGAGTGACTGTTTCTAACATCATGTAAGATAAGAGTAGGGTTAACCTACCGAACGACGAAAAGGGAGAGCTTTGGCTCTCCCTTTTTTATTGTCTAAACGCTTTGTCGAGTGCTTTGTTTGCAACAGCAGCCAGCGAGTTTCGATGATTGATTGATACGCAGGCGCTGTTCATCAACTCACTGATGTTGGCGCTCTTACCAATCACATCTAGTAGTTTGTGTAGGGCATCGTCACTATCGTAACCATCAGTCTCGTAGTTGCTTTTGCCACGAACTTCTGTCCGATAGCCAGACTTGCTATCAACAATGGTCAACACATACAAGTCTGTATCACGGGTCAACCTCAACTTGTAACCCATTTTCTTATTCCTTTAGGCACCGAATGCTATATAGAGAAGTAGAGTAGCAATCAGCATGTTAGGCAGCGCAAAGAGCATTTTCTTCGTAGCGATGATTTTAACAACGGTTTTCATTTGGTCTTCCTTTGTTTATCTTATAAATATAATATAAGCACTTTGACACCAAATGTCAAGCACTTTTTTAACTTTTTTAAAAAAATATGGAAAAAATATGGCTCAAAATTTCCTTTCACCGATAGGATTTAGATTTACTCTACAGAGAGCGCCTAATATTGAATATTATGTGCAAGCAGCTACGATACCCTCACTCACTGCTGGGTTCGTCACTGTGCCTACACCATTTTCAAATCTCTCTTTTAATGCTGATAAATTAGAATATGGCGACTTCTCCGTCACATTTCGTGTTGATGAAGATATGAAAAACTATCTAGAAATACACAATTGGCTAATAGGTATTGCGTTTCCAGATAATTTCACAGAGCATAAAAATCTTGTCACTAGAACTCAAGGCGATAACTCCGGTATCTTCTCAGACGCTACACTCACAGTTCTGAACTCTACAAAGAATGTCAATGTAGAGGTGACATTTGAAGACTTATTGCCAACATCAATCTCTGATATTCAGTTAGATGTAAGAGCAGCAGATATAAATTATTCTGAAGCCACAGTAAATTTCAGATATAAAAGGTTTACAATTACTACTGTATGATATATAATACATTGAGTTGAAATAGATGGGGATTTATAATGAAGATTGCTACTGATTTTATTTTAAATGGAAAAACAGTTAAGGATAATGATACCTATATTCTAACTGATAATTCGTATTTGAAAAGAAGCGTTGTATCTAGCACACTGCTTCATCCAAAACAAACAACTCGTGGGCATGAGCATGTGGGGCAAGAAGAGGTATATATCTTCATTCAAGGCAATGGGTTTATGTACTTAGATGAACATCAGTTTCCTGTGAAAGCAGGTGATGTGGTTGCAGTTGACGATGGTGTGTTTCATAGGGTAACAAACCCCACAGACGAGCCGTTATATTTTATATGTGTATTTGAAGGAAAGAGAAACCACTAATGAGTTTACATTATGTGTTTGACGTTGATGGTACATTAACACCAAGCAGAAGTTTGATTGACCCTGAGTTTGAAAAATGGTTCTTTAACTTCTGTAACGAAAATAAAGTCTATCTAGTCACTGGCTCAGATAGAGTTAAGACAATCGAACAGATTGGTATTCCTCTATATTTTGCTGCCAAGAGAGTATACAATTGCTCTGGTAATGAAGTATGGGAACGAGATAGAATTGTTCATCAGAACAAGATTTCAGCATCAATCGAACTTCTAAAGGCTCTTAAAGAGAAATATTCTCAGAGCGAATATCCAATCAAAACAGGCAATCATATTGAGCATCGTATGGGACTTATCAACTTCTCTACAGTTGGTAGGAACGCTACGATGAGCGAGAGATTAGATTATGCTAGGTTCGACCTTGTGTCGAAAGAGCGTGATAAGATTGCTGAAGAATTATCTGAGCAGTTTCCAGAATATCAATTTGAAGTTGCTGGTCAGATTGGTATAGATATTGTTGAGAAGGGCAATGATAAATCTCAGATACTAAAAGATTTTGACGCCTCTACCGACAAACTCGTATTCTTTGGCGATACTACATATAAGGGTGGTAATGATTACCCACTAGCAAAAGCGATTGAAGACAATCAGATGGGATACATACATCAAGTAAATGGTTGGCAACACACATTGGAGATTTTACAATATGAGAATTGGTTTTACCTGTAGCACATTTGACCTGCTACATTCTGGTCATATTATGATGCTGAGAGAAGCAGCAAGCACTTGTGATTATCTTATCTGTGGTCTACAGATTGATCCATCGAATGACAGAGCAGGCAAGAACAAACCACTGCAAAGCATTGTAGAAAGATATACACAACTATCCGCAGTGCAATATGTTGATGAGATAATTCCATACGAATGGGAACATGACTTAGAAGACATTCTTCAGTCATATCCTATCAATGTTCGTATCTTGGGAGAAGAGTATAGAGATAGGCAGTTCACAGGCAAAACGTTCTGTGAAACCAATGGTATTGAACTATACTACAATAAACGCAAGCATAGGTTTTCATCATCAGAACTTAGAGACAGAGTTGATAATAGTCATTTTTTATCGGAAGGCTGCTAGACTATGAACATCGATGATATTCATATAGAGTGGGAACAAGACACTGATATGGACCCAGCGAATCTGACAAACGAAGCAAGAAAAATTCCAAAACTCCACGCCAAATATTATCGATATTATACATTTGAGCATAGTGTGAAGCGTAAACTAGAAGCAGATTTAAAGCGTCTTAATGTTTTGAGAACAGAATGGTATGACGGCTCAATGGCTGAAGAAGACCTGAAAGAACTGGGTTGGGAACCAAATCTCAAACGTATTCCTAAAGGTTATGCTAAAGACGTTCTTAATGGAGATTCTCTTATCATCAAAATGAAATTAAAAATTGGTGACCAAGCAGAGAAGGTTGAACTATTAGAGAACATTATTAAGAGCATAAATAATAGAGGATTTTTGATTAAATCAATGATCGACTTTGAACGCTTTAGGACTGGAGCGATGTGATGTGGAGAATATGGCTATACGCCATAGGTTCATTCAGTGATGAGAAGACTAAACCTTATGACAACAAAGTAGGGCTAATTCGCACATTCTGGATTTGTCTGCATATCACCACCTGCTTCGCCATCATCATAGGAAATGGTAGGACAATGGGATTTTGGTAGATACTGTCAGAATAGAAAAGGTAAACGAAGTCTTTCTTCGTATTGATGCTGAAGCATCTATTATCATGGAACTCAGTGATTATTTCACATTTGATGTGCCAGG